GTGTAATTTATCTCCGTTTGCCGGGTTTCCAATCCTTTAAAGGCTTCGCGCATGTCCGGATGATCGTTTACCGAAAGCAGGGCCTTGCCCGAAATGCTTTTCATCAGGCCCGCCATTTGGTGGTACTGATCAAGATCGAATGGTACACCATATCCTTCGGTTTGCCAATATGGCGGATCGAGATAGAAGAAGGTATGGGGCCGGTCGTATTTTTCGATGCATTTCTGCCAGGCCAGGTGCTCGACGTAAACCCGGGCCAGTCGAATATGGGCTTCGCTCAGCTCCTCCTCAATGCGCAAAAGATTAAATTTCGGTCGGCTTGTGGTTCCTGTGCCAAACGTCCTACTTTTTACTTTGGCGCCGAATGCCATCCGCTGCAGGTAATAAAATTTAGCGGCCCGCTGAATGTCGGTCAGGGTCTCCGACGGGGTGATGTTGAGCCACTCGAACATCTGGCGGCTGATCAGGGCATGCTTGAACTGCCGACAGAATTCTTCCAAATGATGCTGGATCACACGATATAAATTGACCAGATCGCTGTTGATGTCGTTTAAGACTTCAACTTTTGAGGGTTCTTTTATGAATAACAGGGCTGCCGCCCCGCAAAAAGGTTCTACATAACAAGTATGTGCCGGGAAAATCGGCAGCAATTCTTTTGCAAGTCGGCGCTTTCCGCTGATCCATGGAATAATCGGTTGTGACAATTTGTGAACCTCCGGCTTGTGCTGTAGATTAATTTCGTGATAGGCTCACTCCGCCGCGATCGTGGCAGGGGAGCCTTGGCCTCGGCTCACAGGCATGCTCTGTGGGTCAGGCGGCCGGGCGGTGTTACCGCACCGTCCGGCCGCTCCCTTCAACATTTATCTGTCCGCTCCGTTACAAAGTCGCAGCCAAACGGAAAAGGTCGTCGACCTCCTCGTCAGTCTTTCCAAGCGCGACCTGAACAGATGCAATAAGCGGGTCGTCCCGATGGAATTCGCTCGCATACTCCCAGGCTTCGACGGTTTCATCATCGGCGCTCGTTTCCATAAAGGTTTTTACGGCACCCATTTCACCGATCCTGCGCAGCGCTCTTCGAATCTGTAATGGACCTACAAACGCTGGCACTGGCATCGGTTTTGGCTCTGGTTCGACATAGGCGGCTATTTCCCCATGTTTTCCTGAAACAGCGCTATTGTATATCTCCCGCCCATGCTGATGCGGATCATTGGGCGTTGCCGTAAACGGAATCCACCCGAACACCGGATGTTCGATCTCAAGATCAATCGATCCTTTTGCGTTGTACCTGGGGTGACGTGTTTTCATTGGCATCGTCTCTAATACTCCAATTTTTAGGCAATTCTTAAAAAAACCGAAACCGGCCCGTCTTCGGTGGCACCCGGCAGTGCAATTCCCATGCACTGCCATGATCCGGATACGATGCCCTCGTAATTGCCCCTTGCATTGGCGTACGCCAGTTTGGAACCGGAAACGATATCGCCGGCATGAGTCGTTACCCCCGGATTCGAATTGTCGTACAACAACGCGTAAGTTCCCACGGCACCAACGGTGCCTTCTGCAATTCGGGACAACACATTGGCAGCGGTATTTACGGCATCAACCGTGTCCTTGCGGGCAATATCATCGGAAGCACTCGGAGCGGCCACCTTGGCCCGTCCTGCGGCATCCCGTTTCATGATCTTGTTTGCCGTGGCCGCACTGGTCGCCCCGTGAACCGACTCGCCTCCGATGTGGGTGTTTAAATTCTCCTGGACCGCATCGGCTTCGGCTTTGCGGGCAATATCATCGGAAGCAAAGGGGGCGGTAACTTTTGCGCGGCCGGCCGCATCCCGTTTCATAACGGTGTTCGGTGTGGCGGCAACGGCCGTCGGATCAGATCCTGCCGTAACGCGGCCTTCCTCATCCACGGTCACGCTGGTATAGGTGCCGGCCGCCACACCGGTTTTCCCGATCATGCGTTTGAATGTCAGGGCCGTGGTCCCCAGGGTAATCGGCCGGTTGGTGGTCAGCATCCACAGGCTGTCCGCGTTTGCCGTGCCTTCTTCAACCGTCACCGTCATGTTGGCGGCCGCCTCCAGAGAGGTATCGGCATCGGCGGCCCTCACCCATGTTCCGTCCCCGCCGGTACCCAGCGTATCGACAACATAAATGCCGTTTTCGGCGCCGGCGGTCTGGGCCTTGACCAGCACCCGGTCCCCTTCTGCTACGGCCACACCGTCGACTGTGTCCGGCGCCCCGCCGGCCAGGGTAATATTGCCTGTGGTGGCCACGCGCACCGATGTTCGCCAGTTTCGTGAATCGACATACTCAATGGTGGCCAACGCGACGGACGGATCTATGGTCTGGGCCACATTCTGGGCGTTGGTGATTTGCATCACCATGCGGACATACAGGTCCTTCTCACTTCCCGACCCCGGTGCCGGCTTGGTGGTCAACGGGTATTTGCCCACGGCAAAGAGGTCACCGGCCGCATTGAATATCCCCGCCTCCCGGATGTCAAACCCGCCCTGGTCCGCCGGGATCAGGGCTTCAACCACCAGGTAATTCGGATTGTTCGGGGCCACGTATACCCGGTTGATATTGCCACGCCAGACTTCATTTACGAGGGCCGACTGGTCCTCGGCCGGCTCATAATAGGCCCCGTTGGCATCGCCCACCGCGAATGAATCGAGGGCCACGGCTATTCCGGCCGCCTGGGCGGCGGCCAGATCGGCCTGACCGGCGGCGGTCAATATGCAGTAATAGGTCGGCATGCAACACTCCTATTTATAATGGATAGACAGTTACGATTTCGCTCGACTGCAGGCCGATCGCATAGACCGGCACAGCCCCTTCGGTGGCCAGGTTGTATTCGAGCAGATCCAGATGAGATCGCGCATTCTTGAATTTTTCAATCGTGGCCAGCAGCCTTGCTTCGACCGCATTGCTGACTTCTTCCCCCTCGATGTCGACAATCACCTTGAAGTGATAAGGGTCTCCGGTGGCGCCCTCGTATTCATACCATTCCACCACCTTGGCATTGGGAGAGCCGGCCACGATAAGCGCACGTTCTACCGCCCAAGGCGTTCCTTTCCGCCGGTGCAACTCCACGCTTTCGGCGATCACGGCCCGCTTGACCGGTGTAGACCAGTTCACATCCCACTGGTCCACGTGCAGCGCCCAGGCAAGCCACGGTAGAAAAGCTGCCGGACATGTCTCCGGGTTCCACAAGCCCCTGATCGGTACCGGCACATCCGCAATCCGGGCGGTTGCCTCATCGATGGCTTTTTCCTGGGCCGTCGCATTCGGCGGCAGCAGACTGTTACTCATCGGTGCCTCCGACCGTTACACTGATTGCCGTGCAATATGGCGCCTGCTGTGGCGTGATTATGGTATCTGCCGCCGGGCTGGTGATCGTTACATTCTGCACACCCGGCTGATGCAGGGCGGCATACAATCCCGAAAGGGTGATGTCACGGCCGAGTCGGTGATTATCCGTCACATACTTGGTGACCGCATCTTCTGCCGCCTGGCGCACCACTTCAGCATCCGGGCCTTCATACAGGGTCAGCTCCGCCGTGACCGAAAAATTGACGACCCCCGCTCCAGTCACGGTTACTTGGTCAGTCAACGGTCGAACCTTCCGGTCGGTCAGCACCGCTTCCACAGCATCGAGCAACGCCTGATCCGGCGTGCCGTCACCGGTGGCAGACAACACAGTGACGGTCACCTGCCCTCCGGATGGACTCGAGACGTCCACATCCAGCACGTCGGCATCTGCCGACAGGGCATGATATTCATAAGCGCCAGTCGGTCCGGCCGTGCTTTGCTGTTCCGGTGCGAGCTGCACCCGGTTGCGCAGACGATCATCGGCTTCATAAGTCGGATCGACCGGGGGGATCGCGCCCGGGTCCCCCGCATCGACCAACAGGCGCTCCACGTTCTGGAGAGCCGCCAGATGGTCGAGATCCGCATTGCCGGAAAACGCAAGCATCACCGCGCGGGCTGCATCGTTTACCCGCTGCCGAATGCCCATTTCCCGGTAGGCTGCCACCTCTAAAACCTTGTAGGCCGGGTCGGACTCGACCAGGGCGTCAAAACCCGGATCGCGTGCCTGTAAATCGGCCACCATTTCGACCAGGATCTCTTCATAATCGAGCGCCTTTACCACATCGGGGGCAGGCAGCAGGGAAAGATCGATTGCGCTCATACGAGGACTCCTTCCAGCTTGATCGGTTTGCCGTCCGGCTTATACACGCCGTACAGATCCAAAACAGGATGACCCGCATCAACAGACACCACCTGCACGCGGGACAGGGAAAACCGGTGCTCCCATGTATCCAAAGCCTCTGCCGTCCAGGCATACGCATCGACAAACCAGGCAGCATTTACCGGCCGATCGATCAACTCAAAGAGCCGGGCGCCGTAATCCCGTCGCTCCACCCGGCTGCCGATTGGAGTGGTGAGGATATCCTCGATCGACTGCTTCAGGTGCTCGATTCCGGAAAGCGCCTTGCCCGTTTTTCGGTTCATGCCTCTCATACTGATATGTCCGTTTCGGCCTCGGCGCTGCACCGGTAGCCCGAGCCGTCAATGGTGTGCGTCACCCGGGTCAACGTCCAGTCGCCGTTTACCCCGTCGCGCACACCGGTAATCGTCAGCTTGCCTTCTGCTGCCATG